TTAGTGTGAGTCCTAAACTATGGACGGTGGCAGGTGAGACTGCGAAGAAGGCGATTAAGCCTGAAGTGGTAGCAGAATACAGAAGTTTGAGTGACAGAGGACAACTAAAATTTGTTGTAGGTTCCGAACAGCAACAGTGGGATGAGATGGAGAGTGTCATCGCACAATTTAAGGCACAGGGTGTTGATTATCCAATATGGGTAATGCCCGTTGGTGCCAGAGAAGAAGAACAAACAGCAACGGCCGGAGCAGTTGCTAAGATGGCTTTCCAAAGAGGATACAACGTGGCGGCAAGGGTTCATGTTTATCTTTTTGGTAATGCGATCGGAACATAAGGAATGAGTATGGACTTTATAAAGAAAATGTTCAAGAAGAAAGAGCCGGACACATCTAAGCCTGGACTTACAGAAAAGGAAAAGGCAACGATGAAGAAGGAACCTTGGGTGGGTGTTTTGAATACTCACGTTAATAAGGAAAATGTTCGAAATGGCTTTTTTGAACTTGACTGGAATGAACATTTCATAGTACAATTAAAACAACAGGGTTACGGAGTAGAAGGCGACAAGGATGAGGAAATTGTTGATCGTTGGTTCCGAGAACTTTGTGCAAACGTTGTAGTCGATGGTGACTACGGAGGACCACTTGACACTGGTAGCATAGATGCCAGTGCTGTTAAAAGAGATAATGAGTAAAATGTGTCATATAATAGTAGATACTGCGAACACGTTCTTTCGTGCGAGGCATGTAATAAATGGAGATGCTGACATTAAGTTGGGCATGGCTTTTCATATCACGCTAAACAGCATCAAGAAGGCTTGGCAAGATTTTAATGGCAGTCATGTTGTGTTTTGCTTAGAAGGACGCAGTTGGCGTAAGGACCATTATGAGCCTTACAAGCGTAATAGGCAAGAAGCACGTGATGCTCTTACTGAAAAACAGCAGGATGAGGAAACTGTATTCTGGGAAGCGTTTGATACATTTAAGGAATTCGTAACAGATAAGACTAACTGCACGGTACTACAGCACCCACAACTGGAAGCAGATGATCTTATTGCAGGCTGGATACAGCAACATCCTGATAGCAAACACGTGATTATTTCAACAGACACAGACTTTCAACAGTTAATTGCACCTAATGTAAAACTATACAATGGTGTGCAAGAAATCACAACAACACACGAAGGCTTCTTTGATAAAAAAGGACAAGTTGTAATTGATAAAAAAACTAAAGAACCTAAGGCCGTTCCTAATCCAGAATGGTTACTATTTGAAAAATGCATGAGAGGTGACACTAGTGATAATGTATTCAGTGCTTATCCAGGTGTGCGTACAAAAGGCACTAAAAACAAAGTGGGCTTACAAGAAGCATTTAATGACAGGCAAACTAAAGGATTTAGTTGGAACAATCTTATGTTACAACGTTGGGTTGATCATAATGGTAAAGAGCATCGAGTTCTTGAAGACTATGAAAGAAATAGAGTGCTAATAGATTTAGCTCATCAACCTAATGATATAAAAGAAATTATTAAGGAAACTATTAACAAGGCTGTTTCAGCAGATAAAAATATAAGCCAGGTGGGTATTAGACTAATGAAGTTTTGTCACCTTTATGATTTGAAAAAGATTTCAGATCAAGCACAGGCTTATTCTGAGCCATTAAATGCGAGGTATAACGGATGACTATCATTCAAGCAAAACCAATTATTGCAAACAAATTTTGGATCGTAGAAGAAGATGGATTTAAGGTAGCAACACTTAGAAAGAACGAAGAAAATAAATTTATATTGAGCAATGAACAAGGTGTGAAAGTTTTTAATAATAAAGAAAGCGTAACACAACAATTTGGCAAGGGATTTTTTGCAAAGATTATTAAAGAAGCAGATAATTCGCTTCCAAATGAAGTTCATGGATATTCTTGCAGTACTAAACCACACAATAGCATGTACGATATACAAAAGAAACTTCCGTTATTCACAAAGAGCAAGGATAGTAAGAGTCTATACTGTGCAGGATATTATACCATTAAATTTGAAAAAGGATGGGTAAAAAGTTTCTGTCCTAAACTTATAACACTACAACGCTATGAATATAGAGGCCCATTTAAAACAGACATAGAAATGAAACAGGTACTAGCAAATGTCTCAAAATAACATACCCGATTCATTACCCAGCGTTGAGAGGCTGTTACAGCGTGCGGCTGTTGCGGAAAAATCACAACAAAAAGAGATTAGAATCAGTATTGAAGAAGCAAGAGCCCTTACTACTGAACTAGCACTCATAACGTCAAAACTAGGAAAAACAGTGGGTGAAATACATCAAATGCTACAGGATTTAAAGCAATCAACTACTGAAGTAGATGTAAAGATGGACGGGGGATCTTTCTAAAAAGGATAAATATATACGTAGTTAATAAAGGATTACGTATATAATGAGCAGACCTAAACCTAATGTTATACTCGAACATACAAATCGAGAAACATATAAATTAGAACAGATACTTGAGAGCGAAGCCATATGGGCAGTTTTCTACCAAGGAAAACCTTTCAATCTTAAGAGCGGCAGCATGGTATCCAGTTATCCTGGACCTAAGTATAAAAAAGTTTCCTTTTCAAATCCAGGTCATGCTAGAAATCTTGCAAAAAAATTAAACAGACTTTTTAAAACAGATGAGTTTGGAGTTTATAAACTTACTGATGGTGCAAAAGAAAAATGAAATGGATGTTAAAGACCAATACACGGAAACATTTTTAAAAGCAGCAAATCACGATCCAATTACCGAAGAAGAAATAAAAAAACACAAATTAGTATGGTGGTGGAATATCAGAAGCAAGGATTCTGGTGGATTAAGATTAACTGACGATGCAATTAAGTATATAGAATTAATTGCCAAAATAAAAATTTATAAGATTGATTTTCCAAAAGACTTCTCAATTACTCCACAAGTGCTTTTATGGCTTGACAATTTCATCGAATCTCCGTATTATATTACTAAGAAATCAATTACAGTTTTAAAGGAAAAAGCCGCTTTTGAACTTTATTTGTTTTCGGGTGATGTTAAAAAGATGGGATACAACAAAGCACTATCCAAAAGACTCAGCCAAGATTAATCAGAATTATAGTAGCAGTTAATAAATATTTTATGATGATAGAACTTAATCCATTAGACGTGCTTAATGTGCGTGAAAGCAAAACGTTACCTCCTCATTTTTCTACCATCAAAATTTCGGATGGGGAAAGATATGACAGCAATATTGTTGGATGGATCAAGGCGAAATTGAATGGAAGATATTGTATTGTAAATTATCCTTCCATTGATAATGGAAACAGATTCAAAAACTCTACGTTTGTGGGTTTTGAAGATGAAAAAGAACTAACCTACTTTATGTTAGGTTGCCCATACTTAAGGAGAAACTAATATGGCAGAAGAAGCAAAAGCAGTTGATACAGAACAATCAACTCCAAAACAAGATACACAACCTGCGGCAGGATCAGGACCCGTTCCTACACCCGACGCACAAAATGCACAGGCACCTGTAGCACCAGATCTTAATGTTAGCGATCTAAATTCAGTTCGTAGCATTATTGATATTGCTACACAAAGAGGTGCATTTAAGGCAAATGAACTAGAAGCAGTTGGTAAGACATATAATAAACTTACAGCATTCCTAGATCATGTAACAAAACAACAACAAGCAAATCAAGAACCTAAGGAAGAGAACAATGGCTAAAACAACAAAACACGTAGGTAAAATGAAAAATACCGGCGATAAAGTTGCCGTGGTTTTTAGAACCGTACCGGGTGAGTCAAACAAAGCGTTGGTATTACCAACAGCAACTTTACCAGATGAATATCATGATGGACTAATGAAACTGATTGAATCAGAACAAGCGCAAGAAACATTTGAACTTGGTGAGATCATGTTCCATAAGTATTTCTCTGATGGGACTCCTATGCTACAGAGAGTTCAGCAACAGGGAAGACTTAAGAAAGTAGATACTGATACTGTAATGATGACTCCAACTCCAACACAAGAGATTGCTCTTTCTGAACTAAACGTTTTGATTGCAGAACAAAAAAATGTTGCAGTTGATGAACTTTACACATTTGTTAGTGGTGCTCCAAAAGCAGGTGAAACTGTGGCAGAACCAGTTGTACCAGAAACAACACCTAGTGA